CACTGAATGTATCAATACGAGCAAGCTACTGATATCTCAAAGCAATCTCGAGTGACGAACTTATAGTCAGTGGCTAATGCATAAACAGTGCATAATTATGCAAGACTGGACGCGGCGCGCAAGATGTGGTAGACTACCAGGTCGACCGATCCCCGGTCCTGCCAACCATTGATGCCATGCGACTTACACTTTCAGCTATAAGTGTAAGTATTAAGTATGTGATATCACTACAGTTTGTATGAGCACCACATGAGAAGAGTGAAACATATATATAGATAAACATAGGAACGAATAGGCTGTGCCAGGATGAAACGCGCTAGCCGGGGGGTGGGGGGTCTCGCGAGCCTGAGCTTGAGTCTCCCCAGCGCCCCCGCGACTTTTTTTGCTTGACTTTGAAGACCGCCGTCCCGCATCATTAATTTATATCCCATCTCTAATATAAAGAAGCCCATGGCCGCTAAGATCCCAATACAACAAACCTCTGCAGAGGGGGGCATGATAGACCCTTCCGCAAATCAATATGACCAGGAAATCGTTCTTTCAGAAGACGGGAACCCCTGGTCCGTTGAAAATATGTTGACAGGGAAAATTAAGGAAAAGTTCGCAGAGATTCCGGCTCAATATTTCGGTATGCATGAAAAACATCTCGAAGCCATTGCCAAGCCCTCGGAACTTGACGACATGCTAAGAGAAAGTTTTTGGGACGAATATTTTGCCTGCATCGATGCAAAGAAAACGATTGACATAAAGCGAGTTTACGCACGCCTCTGCACCCGCGATTATTTTTATAAAACTATCGTTGAAGTTCCGCCGAAATTTGCCTACGTTCTGCGCCCCCCGCTGCAGTATTCCTACCGAATGCGATCACTGCTAAACCTGGGTCACAAACGCCTGCGGCAAGTTCTTGAGATGCCACTTAAGGACGGGAAGAATGTTGCCAACATCAAGCTCATCAGTGAGATTGTGAAAATCGTGCAGATGCTTGAGAACCGCGTACATGGTTCCGTTGTTCAGAAGATCGATGTGAAGCAGCAATCTAAGAATTTGAATATGAATATTGAACAGCGCGTTGGCAATTCGCCGTCGCAAGCAAACGAGCTTGAGAAAATTCAAAATGAAATAAATCAGATTGAAAGAATGCAAGCGCTCCCCACTGCACAACCAGATATCATCGACGCAATCAGCGTGGACGTGAATGTCGAACATCAACCGGCTAGACCAATTAAAGCTGAGACAGGCCCAACTTCTTGAGAAGAGAAAGCTTGAACTCCTTGCCGCTGAAGAGAAGTTGCGCAAAGAGTTGCCTCATCTTTACCAACATAAATTTTATCCATGGCAACGGGAATTTTTTGATTCCAAGAACCCTGTCAACGTCGTGTGCGCTGCAAACCAGATTGGTAAGTCGACAACGGGGCAGAAGCGTTTAGTTGCAAATGCTACGGACATTGAACGCAGAAAGCGTTTGTTTCCGAAGACGTGGCAGAACTATCGGATGCAGTGGTACTTTTATCCTGATAGTAAAACGCTTGAGCGTGAGTGGAACACAAAGTGGATTGACGTCATGCCTCGGGGCGAGATGAAAAATTCCATGCAGTACGGTTGGAATATCACAAACGATAGAGACCGCAAGGTCCCCTACTGCATCAACTGGAACAGTGGAATCACCACGTATTTCATGTACTACTCGAAGGAAGTGGCGAACGTGCAGGCATCTTCCCCGCACGAAATCTTCTGCGATGAAGAAATGCCCGTAAAGTTCTACGATGAACTTATGATGCGTATGATTTCCACTTACGGTGTGTTCAACATGTTTTACACACCCACGTTGAACCAAATGTTCTGGAAGCGCGTGATGCAGAAGAAAGCTTTGAAAGATGCTTTCACTCGCGAAGTTTCTATGTACGATTGTCTATTATATGAAGACGGGTCGCCATCGACGGTGTTCACCCGAGAGAGAGTCAAGGAAATTGAAGGACGGTGTCAGAATGAAGCCGAAAGACAACGAAGAGTTTACGGAAAACACGTCGCCGAGGGCGGACGTCTCTACTACGGCTTCGACGAAAACCGTAATATTACAAGCCCTATTGATTTGCGTTTTCACTTTTACTTTGGCGGTATGGATTATGGTTCCGGCGGAGAAGCGGGGCACCCCTCTGCGATTGTGTTCATCGCCGTTGCCCCCGACTACAGATCGGGTGTTGTGTTTAGATGCTGGCGGGGAGATGGGATACAAACAACTGCAGGCGACGTTGTTAACAAATTTGTCGAACTCAGACGTAACATTATCCTCACCGACGTTGTCTACGACCATTCTGCAAAAGATTTGGAAACGATTGCCTCCCGAACAGGGCTCGCAGTCAACAAAGCCAACAAACAGAAAGATTACGGAGACGAACTTTTAAACACCCTTCTTTTATCGGGCGCTTTGAAAGTTGTAGACTACGGTGACGTGCCGGAGAATATCGAGCAGCTAAAGCTTATGGATGAGCTATCGATGCTCATGGTGGGGCAAGAAGAAGGCGATGATCTTGCCGACGCACTCAGATACACCGTGTGTTCGATCCCCTGGGACTACGAGCACATCACATCGAAACTGCCGAGCAGAATCGTTGCTGATAAAACACCGCCAGTTAAAAAAATTCTTACGGAAAAAGAATTGCTTGAACAACAAATCATGGAGAGACGTGGTATTTATGGAAAAAACCCCGACGCCCCCTCAGACGAATGGGCCGAGTTCTACGCCGATATCGAAGAATTCAACAAAATGTGCGAATAAGCGTAAAGGCAACTTTACAGCGAATGAAATAATTGCTATTCTGGAAAAATGCCAGGGATCTTTAGAGATTTCCTATGGCGATTTTCATTTAAAGTACCAAGCGCAAGGCCCTGCGGTTGCCTCTAACCCAAGTCAGGTTGAGGGTGCGGACACCAGTCCGACGACTCCTAATACATCACCAGACATTACTACTTCCAGAGAAACTGCGTTAGAGGAAGCCGTCAACGACAATCTTCTACTCACCGACGCTATCGCGTATGAGCAGTCTCGTATGGATTTCGCCATAGGCGAACAGGGAAATTCATCTAATGATCGAAGAGCAACAAGCGCAAGCTGAACAGCCAAAAGCTAAGACCCCGCATACAATAGAGCAACTCAACGAATGTTATCGTAAGGCAAACGACGCAGACAAAGAGCAGTTTGCTAAAATGCGTGCGAACATTTTGCTTGAAGCTGGAAATCATTGGAACCGAAAGGGTTCTGATGAACGGCTGTTCAATCAAATTAGAAATTCGCAGAATGTTCCTGAGTCGCAGAAGTTAAAGCTCACAAAAAACCACATGCAAAAGATTTCTAAGACGTATAAAAACTCGATCTTAGAAAAAATGCCTGGGGTCACAATCACACCACACAACGAACTCGAGATGCAGGATAAAAAATCTGCCGAGATTAACGAAGCTGTGTGGAAAGATATGCGTGAACGCTACAATCTTCACGCGCACAAGCGCGATTCCGTTGCGAACTACGTCACTATCGGCGAAGTTTGTACGTTTCTATACTTTGATCCCAACTCCGGCCCCACAAAAGGTTTCGAACAGCTAGTCGACGAACAAGGTATGCCGCAGTTTGATGAATCGGGCTCACCGATTCCAGACCCAACTCGTCCTGTTATGTCGGGCGGTTTCGTTTTTAAAAATATTCCTGCATATAATTTGCTAAGAGCCCCCGGCGCAAAGACCATGAAGGGCTCGCCTTACCTGATTATTAGAGAAATGGTCGCTGTTAAAGATCTTGAAGGCACCTATGGCCAAGATCCAGCAAAACTTTCTTACATAAAAGCCTCGGGTGACGAACAATTCTACGTTTTCGATTCAAATAAAAAGAATTATGAAGAAGCTAAGGACGAAATTCTCGTCAGATACCACTTTTACCGCCCCTGCAAACAATATCCGAACGGATATTTCTACATTTGCGTAAAAGGCGGCATTTTAGAGTCGGGGGAAATTCCTTTTGGTCTTTTTCCTCTCGTTTGGCAGGGTTTCGACATGCACGCCGACAATCCGCGTGCGTCTTCTATCTTAGAAGTGGCAAAACCTTATCAAGCGGAAATCAATCGCGCATCTTCGCAGATGGCGATGCACCAGATTACCGTTGGTGATGATAAAATTCTCTATCAAGGCGGCACAAAGCTCGAAAGTGGCGCATTACTTCCCGGTGTCAGGGGGATTAAGTATCAAGGTGTGGCACCAATTACACTCCCTGGGCGCGATGGCTCCCAGTTTCTACCATATATCGATTCGCAGATTCAGGAAATGTACTCTGCATGTATGCTCGAAGAAATGATCGCGGATAAACCTGTTGGCGTTCAAGATCCGTATGCTTTGCTATTCCAATCTGCATCTCAGCAGAAAGCTTTCAAAGATTACGTTGATAAAATCGAAGAATGGGAGAAAGAACTCTGCCTTTTGGCTTTAGAGATGGCGAAAAAATATTACGACGACGATACATTCATCAAAATCGTTGGAAAATCGGAATATGTGAACATCGCGGAGTTTAGAAACACTTTGCCGAACAGTTTTACGATTAAAGCAGAAGCGCAGTCAGAAGCTATCGACACTCGACTCGGAAAACAAATAGCTCTTAACCAAATCCTTCAGTATGTCGGTTCGCAGTTGCAACCCAAGCACATCGGCCTTATTATGAAGGAAATGCCATACCTGAACAATAAATCTTTGTTCAAGTACATGACATCTGACTACGATAACGTTGAAAATGACATGCTCGCCATCGAGCGTGGGCAAACACCAGACATTTCTCCGTATGCAGACAATCAAACTTATGTAGATGCTTTTACGAATCGGATGAAGCAACCCGATTTCAGTATGCTTGCTCAGCCTATCCAACAAATTTATATGGAAGTTCTGATGCAGCATGAAGATGAGATTAAGCGTAAAGAAGCGGCCCTACAGCAAGCGAAAGACGGCTTCATCCCTACGGGCGGAGCACTTATCACCTGCAGTATGCACGTTGCTGACCCTTCTAAAGATTCCGGCACACGTCAAGTACGAGTTCCGTATGAAGCGCTCATGGATCTTATCACGAAGCTTGAAGCGCAAGGTTCAAGCCTTGATGCCCTCGAGCAAATGAACCCCGGTGCAGTGGCCGATATGAACCCGCCGCAAGCGCCGCCCCCACAACAAGGAATGATGCCGCCTCAACAATAGGCGGAAAACCAAACAAAGGAAGGTATAAATGTCAGAGCAGGTAAGCCCCGACAATAATCAGCAAGCCGCCGCATCGACGGCACAAGTAGACACGAGCACAGCACCTATTCAGGATACAGCGACGAACACTGACCCCGGTCAGCAAGCCGCCGCACCTGCGTACACACCAAACTATAAATATAAGGTCAAAGACCAAGAACATGAGTTTGATGAGTGGTTGCGCCCCGTAATCAAGGACCCCGAAGTTGAGAAAAAAGCTCGTGAAATGTACGAACGCGCTATGGGTCTCGATGAAGTTAAAGCGAGTCGCGATAATTTCAAGACAAAGTATGAAGACGTGAACACACGTTACTCGAGTGTTGAGAATAGTTTGCGCACGGTCGCAGGCTATGCGAACAAGGGGGATTACGACCGTTTCTTCCAAGCTTTGCAGATTCCTGAAGAAAAGATTTTACAATGGACTATAAATAAGTTAAAATACAAAGAGCTACCCCCAGAACAACGTGCGCAGATTGATCGCCAACGTTCCCTCGAAATGGAACAGGAACAGTTTGAGTACCAACGACAGTTGCATGAACAGCAACTAGCCGACCTGGGAAGGCAGCAACTAGAATTTGAGTTGTCTAAGCCAGACGTTGCTCAAATCGCAAAAGACTTTGATACCCGAGTCGGTCGTCAAGGTGCTTTCCAGAACGAAGTTATCAATCGCGGTGCTTTCTACGAACTTGCGCAACAAGGAACTAAGCCAGCGTTTGCACTCGTGCAGGAAGTAATGCAAATGTACAATCTGGGATCGCAAAACCCGGCCTCGACTCAAAATCCCGCTCAAAGTCAGAGTGGTCAAGCACAACCGAAGAATCAACAAAAACCAACTATTCCTGTATTCCAGAGTTCGTCAAATGCGAGCCCTGTGAAATCGCAAGTTACATCTATTGATGACTTACGAAAACTGCGTCAGCAGATTACTACAGCGAATAACAGCTAAGACTACTTAGAGGATTTCAACTATGTCAACTACTCGCTCGTTTAGTAACATGCTAAATGAATACCTGCCGAATCGTCTCTTGAGAGAAGAGATGATTAAGCGGGATTACATTCTTTCCAACGTCAATATCGATGAGTCGTGGAAAGGTGGTAAAATCATCGTTCCTTTCAAAGCCTCTGGCGCGACTTCTGTGAAAATGGGCGGCCTTACCGCTGCTAACGACATTTCAGAAAGCTCGTTCGTTCGTGGCTATATCGACGACTATAAAGAAGCATGGGGTTCCATGATCTTCAACCATCGCGATTTGCAAGACCACTCTGGTCGTATCACTGAAGACACTTTCTTGAAAGTTCTCCCTGATACTATCGAAGATTTCATGTCTTACATGAAAATGGTTGTTTCTGTTCAATTGGGTACTGGTCCTTCTTTCGCAACTGTTACTGATGGCACAAACGCTGCCACTGGTGTTCTCGTTGTTGATCGTATTGACCGCTTTGAATTGGGCCAAAAAGCTCAACTCGACGATGATAACTCGTCTCCTACAGACGTTTACATCACAGCTATCAACTTGAACACGAACGAAGTTACTGTGTCTGCAACTCGTGGCGGCGCCGCTGCCGACGTGTCTGCTTACACCACTGGTCAGAACGCAAAGTTCTACACTGATGGCGCCCAAGGCACATCTTTCACTTCGATCAAGTCGGCTCTTTTGTCCGCTGCAAACGGTGGTTCTTCCACTCTGCATAACGTGTCAAAATTGTCTGCCCCATACCTCCAAGCAATCAACATCAACGGTGCGAGCATTTCTGCTTCCAACTTGCTTGATAAATTGTTTGATGCGTACACAGCCGTTCGTCAGAAAGCTCGTGGTAACGCGAACACTTTCTTGATGAGCTACAAGCACCTTGCTACTTGCATGAAGCTTGTTGAAGCGAAATCAAACGGCGCTGCTAACTGGCAAATTGGTGCTGGTGGTAAATCTGCTTCCATTTATGGTTGGGATGAAATCACTATCACATCTGTCAAGGGCACATTGAAGCTTGTTGGTATTCAAGAATGGGAAGATTCAACTATCGCGATTTTGGATATGAACTCTATGACTTTCCGCTCAAACGGAATGTTCAAAAAGAGAAAATCTCCAGACGGCAATGAATACTTCGAAGTTCGTAATACTTCTGGCTATCAATACATCGTTGACGTCAGCTTGTTCGGTGAACTTGAAGTCACCAAGCCTACCAACAACGGTATCATCTACGGTATCAGCTACTAAGAATTCGATCTTAGTATGTAGGCGCAGGGTCCCTTTTCCAAGGCTCTGCGCCTTTTGTCTTTAAGGGGGTTTCATGTCTTTGATGGAAAATCTTAAGAAAAAGAAAAAACAACTCATGCAGGCAGAGAAAGCGGAACCAAAACCAGATTCAGAATATCCTGCAGAGCAAATTGACGAAGTTAAATCTATTGACGATTTAAAATCACTTGCCAATGGCAAGAAAAAACTGCGCAAGAAAAAATAGCGCAGCGGAGTTCCGATGAAAGTTTACTCCCAGCTTGAAAAAGCGCAATTGGAAAATACGACTTCTGATACTGGAAGTTTAGCGGCGGGTATGGTTACTTACCGTACTGACCAGAATATTCCAAAAGTATCTAATGGCACGGCTATGAAAGAGCTTGTGACAGAAGACATTGTGCAGACAGTTTCCAATAAAACGCTCGCGAGCCCGAAGTTTACGACTGAAGCGCAAATGCGCGCAGCGGGAACATTGAAATTTTTTGACTCAGATAATTCAAACTATCTTGGCTTTAAAGCCCCGGCAGCTCTGTCTGCTGATAAAACATTAGAATTACCGAATGGTGTTGGCGCTAACGGGCAGGTTCTTACCACTAATGGCGTTGACGCGCTTTCTTGGGTAACACCTGCGAGCGGAACCCTATCCATTACCAGTAAAACTGCTAACTACACCGTAGACCCTAGTGATAATGTTATTTTATGTGATGCTTCGGGCGGTGCTTTTACGATTACACTTTATCCGGCGGCTTCGAATAGCGGAAAGACTGTTAGAATAAAAAAAACCGATACAACTTTCCTTACCGTTACGATTGATGGAAATAGTTCGGAAACAATCGACGGTTTTACAACAAGAAAACTCGTTTCTACGGGAGACACTGTAACACTGCTTTGCGATGGCAGTAATTGGCATGTGATTGAACATACTTATTTTCAAGGATGGAGTTCTTATACTCCTACTGGGTCGCACACGGCTAATACAACTTATACTGGTTATTGGATGCGTGTTGGCGCAAATTTTCTTTTTATAAATAACATACAGTATACGGGCGTACCAACAAACACGAGTTTAAACGTAAGTGTTCCCACTAATTTGACCATTGATACGACCGCAGTACTGCATACAGGCGGAGAAACTTTACCGATGCTTGGGCAGGGGCACTTTTACGACCCGGGGCTTGGCGGCGCAGGATATGCTAAACTTTCCGCTGTCTATAGTACTTCTACGACATTATTAATTTATGTTGATGATACTTTTGCAGGAACTAACCCGGTTTTTATAGGTCCTTTGTCGCCGGTCAGTAGAACAAACCCAGTTACGATTGGCGGAGATGAGCGAATTCATTTAACGGGCCAAATTCCGATTACTGATTGGTGGTAGCTATGTCAGGATACGACCAACGAATAGCGATGCTAGATAAACGAGTTCGAGATTTGGATCACAAAATCGACCGTTATAATAAAGAACAAAACGATAAATTAGATGCGATTTTACAATTTAAGTGGCAACTGATGGGCGGTTCGCTCGTAGTTACCGGATTAATCACAATAGCAGTACAGGTAGTATCTGCATTATATTCCTAGGAGGAATCATGGAACTTTTTAACAAACAACTTTCAAGCGAACTCTCTGTAGTTGCAACTTTGGTCGCGGGTGTAGTTTCCCTTAAGTTCGTTTACAAAGGTAAATACGGCGGCGCTACTCTTTCTGCCGATCTTTCAAGCGATGTCTTAGTTGACCAATTGAAAACTTTGATCCCCGGCAAAATCGACGATTATATCATTGACGCTTTGAAAGCAGCGCTCTTGAAATAATGTTTGAAGGTATAATTGCCGCCATTGTAGAAAAAGTTGCCTCAGTTCTCATCGACAAGATTGATGAGAAACTAACGCAGTATTTTCATACGAAAGCGGCGTTAACCGAAATCGGAAAGCAAGCCGGAGATTTGCAAGGGGAACTCAATAATGCACAAAGTATTTCAGAATATAAGGCTATCTTGCGCAAAATTGATTCTTTTGCCAACGATCTTGGTAAGTTTAAGTAACTGCGCGACTCTTCGGCCTATGCCGAAGGTTTCTCGTTGCATTACGAACGTGAAAGAGCAAACAGCCTACTGTGTGAATGGTTACGGCACTGAATATGAGATTAAATTTACAGACGCAGGCACCGGTAAAGATGGCGACCGAGGTTTTGATAAACAGATTTGTATGCCTGGGCAGCAATTTGTCGATTCTGTCGCTTGGGTCAAAGAGCTTTTGACAATTTTGACGCAAGAAGGAACGAAAAAGAAGTGAAGATTGAAGTTTTTTTCGCCGCAGAAAAAAATCCTGATTTATTTTCACGCATAATTATGCGCGTAATGAGGGCACCATTTTCTCACGTTGGTCTTTTGATTAACGACGAAGTAATTTACGATTGCGTTGACGAAGGTTTTAGAAAAACCGACAAAGATTCGTTCCTTGCTGAACATATTTTCGCCGACATAATCGATATCTCTAAATATCAGCGCGTATCTGATGCCGAAGGTATCGGATTTCTCGAGGGCAGAATTGGAACTCCGTATGCGTACAGACAGCTTGCCGGATTTCTTATTCCAGTTTTGCGCGGCTATTTAGCAGACGGTATTTCGAAACAAGTATGTTCCGAAGCGGCCATGTATTGCATCACATATCTCACATCACTGCGAATGGAAGTAGCAGGCTTCGATTGGGTTGACCCGGTCGTTGTACATAATTTTTTGAAAGGACTCAAAGATGCGTAAATTAAACCAGGCAACAATTGATCTTATAAAAGAGTTCGAAGGTCTTCGTCTTGAAGCATATCCTGACCCCCGCCCCAATAATCCAATTTGGACTATTGGCTACGGTACAATAAGATATCCGAACGGCACTCCTGTAAAAAAGGGTGATAAAATCACGCAGGCGCAAGCTGAAGAATACCTGCGTAAAGATCTTGAAAACTTTATTACAGATGTTGAAAAGCTCCTCAAAGTTACACTTAACGATAACCAATTCGGCGCACTTGTGTCTTTTGCTTACAATGTAGGCTCTGACATCGATAGCGACACAATCGCTGAAGGTCTTGGTGACTCTACCCTGCTTAAAAAACTCAACGCAGGTGACTTTGCCGGTGCGCTTGCAGAATTTCCCAAATGGAATAAGGCTGAAGGTAAAGTTTTGCCAGGTCTTACACGCAGACGCTTAGCCGAGCAGAAGCTATTTTCTACGCCGGTAGGTGTGGTAGCTCCTACTCCGGCACCAGCGCCCGTTACGCCTGTAGAACAGCAGAATTGGCTTTTGACGATGTTCAAGAAGTTCTTGGATTGGTTATTCACTCCAAGTAAATCAGAACCCGCCATTACTACACCTACTCCTAAAGAAGATACGCTCGATGCCAAAATTTTGGCGATTAACCCGCAAATTCCTTCGCTTGCACTCAAAGCTGCGTTAACATGGAAGGATAACCCTGCGGTTAAAAACAAAAAATATATTTTACTGGTTGATTTTAATAAAAACGAAAAATTAAAGCGCTTCCACATGATTGACATGGAGACTTTGAAGTCGACAGACTATAAAGTTTCACACGGCGCCAACTCAGATAAAAATAAAGACGGGCTTCCAGAGAAATTTTCAAACGACGACGGTTCACACGAAAGCTCATTGGGTGCCATGGTTATCGCGGAAGCTTATGCTTCTACGAAGTTTAAAACCTGCAGACGGATTGATGGCCTTCAAAAGGGTCTCAATGACCATGTCCGAGCACGCGCAATTGTGTGGCACTCTTCGGCTTATGTGAATGATACTGAGGGGCAACCAATTGGCGATTCTTGGGGTTGTTTCGCGATGAGTGAACCCACCGCTGCAAAGCTCAAGGATTTAATCGGCGGATGTTTGCTGTTTGCATGGGACGATAGTCTCAAAGGATAAAAATGGTAATTTTAAGCTATGGTTTTAAAAAACCGCAGACAGGTGATTTTGGCGACGTTTGGTTTCCGGCAATGGAATTTAATATTCAGCGCCTAAATGACCATTCTCACAACGGTACCGATAGCGCAAAGATCAATTCAAGCTCACTTGTTGCAAGTGTTGTTTCCGTTTCTTCTGGATCTTTTGCGTCTCAGGGAGATGGGTATTATCGTGCGACGGTAAACACACCAAATGCCGCTGCCGCAAATACTTTCGTGGCTACTGTTCGGGACCCTACAACTAAAGAAACAATTCACATGAAAACCGCCATAGCATCGGCGACAAGCATTTATATTTACACCAACACGGTACAAAACGTAGAGGTAGTTTTCGGCGTATGATCGAAACACAACCACTTGCGGTCGAAGATTTTTCCTTTGGCCTTACAGATTTTTGGCTTGATGGCGATCCTCGCGAAGCGAAGACGATTGACAATCTCATCATTACCAAAAATAAAAAAATGCGGACACGCTACGGTTCTGAAGCCTTTGGAGACCGTTTTCCAACCGCAGACAAAATTATCAAGCTCACGCAGCTTGAATCGGTTTTGCTCGCCTTTCAAAATGGACATGGCTACTTTTACACCGACACTACGCGAACGGAAATTTTAGGCCCCACTGCAGGTGATTTTTTCGGCCTGGAATTGGATGACCCTGTTATCACCGACACCGAATGGCGCAGACATTTGTTGCTTTCGACTGAAGAATATACGAGCGTACAAAAACTTTTTGTCGACGGCTCTGGCAATTATCAAGTTAGAAATGCCGGAATGCCAGAAATCCCTGCGGGTGTGGCGATCACAAATCCGACTGGCAGTGGCGCGACTTATCTTTATACGTTTGTTTTACGCTATGATTATACGAATCGTGAACTTGAGTACACTTCGCTGGGACCGACCTATCTTTACCCGCAGGCAGTAACAGGCGGCGTAATTACGACAGGTAATGGTGCCGCGATCACGCTTCCTACTACAATTTCTGGCGCTGAAAATTTTGACACTGCTAACTTTGTACTTGAAATTTATCGCACGCAAGATGGCGGAGATGTCTTCTATAAAATTACAAGTGTTCCGTTCGGAACTTCGAGCTATAACGACGAAACTGAAGACGGCGATCTTGCTTTAAACGAGCAACTTTATACAACTGGTGGTGTACTAAGCTATGGTACAGTGCCAAAATGTAAATACGTTCACGCAGTGAACGACGTTGGTTACTATGCGAACATAAAAGAAACTGACGGCAACATCGATGAAACAAAAGTTGTACAGTCTTCCCCCGGCATTGTGGACGCTGTTCCCCCTGCAAACTACGGAAATACAGAACAACCAATTCGCGGACTTTCTTCCATTTATGATAGACCACTTGTTTTCTGTACATCTTATGTTTATCGTATTGACAACTTTTATGACGTTGACGGTTCAGGTGGTATGGCTCTTCGTCGTATTGATGACAACGCGGGTATAGTTAGCCAACTTTCTATCGTTCGTACACCTATTGGGATCTTTTGGGCCGGTACTGGCGGATTTTATTGGTCAGATGGGTTAAACGTAAGAAATATTTCCGAGCACTTGCCGACAACGTACAAGGCTTTAACGCAAAATGAGGCTTTCCAAAAACGAATTAAAGGAACTTTTGATAAGATTGAAAACCGAGTTATTTGGACAGTCTCGCTCACTGAAACAACTGAAGCCGATGCTTTCTTCGTTTTGGATCTTAAATTTTATCAGCAGGCGATGAGTGACCCCGGTCATGCGTGTTTTACTTCCATGAGCGGCGGTCTTTCTTTCCGACCCACTGCCGTACTACAGATAGGTGAAAATCTTTATCGCGGTGATAGCCGTGGCTACATTCTTCGCCACAGACCAGGATTACTTGCCGACGTTAAGGTTGATGAGACGAAAGATCCATCAAATTGGCTCAATCAAACGATTATTTACGATTACGAGTCGTGTTTTGTTGATTTTGGGTCAAAATTTTATCGTAAGTTTGTACCCCGAATCTTGATTTCCGCGACCAATTCTACCAATCTTTCGCTTGCAATTTCGTCGTCAAACGATAAAGATAGAGTATTGGGTGATTTGAAGCCAATTCGTTATGTTTCAAGCATAACTTGGGGTGACGAATTTCCGCTTTGGGGCGATGCCAACGCAGTTTGGAATTTCCCCGGAGTTGTTGAAGAATGGCGTAGATTTCCCGCCGGGGGCCTCCGGTGCAACTACAAACAAATTAAACTTACGAACGCACACACGCAGATTGTTACAAGTGACGTGCTGGGCTCTGGTACCGTTGATGTTGCAGCTAAGACTGTGACACTTACAAAGGTGCCATCGGGCCTTGAAGATTACTACATCGCGTTTGAAAATGATTCTTACACGAGAGAATTTTTGATTACTGATTCAACCGCAACGACTTTCACATATAAAGATGGCGAAAATCTAGGACCCTCTGCGAACGCAACTTTGAAATATGTTATTCGTGGCAAGCCTAAAGGCCAAGTGCTTGAGCTTACAGGTTATGTGATTCACTGGGCGTTTATCTCTAAGTCGCACACGCCGTACACGTCGAGTTCTCAAGGTAGCACGCCATGATGAAGCAGAAGCGGTTTGATTTTTTGATTAAAGAAATACCTGATCGGTATACACAAGAAAACTTTCTGAAGTTGCGCCAGTGGTTAGTTGATTTTCAGAAGCAAATTGATTCGATCAATGTAGAATCATCAAGCAATGTGGCTTTCAATACGCAAACTGTAGTCACAATGACAAAGAAAAGCATTGGTGCGTTGTCAGCATTGCGAGCAGTGCAACAACTCGACGACGATGAGATAACCACTGCGACCAACAACGGTACCTACCAAGATGCGCAAGTGCTTGGTGTATCAAAGACCGCTGCAGGTGGTGCAGGTGTCGATGTGGAAGTAGTTACGTTCGGCGAAATTAAAGACGCAGCTTTCAATAGTTACGTAATTAATCAGCCTGTTTTTTTAGGAATTTCTGGGGCGCTCACGCAAACTGCACCGGTCACGGGTTTCTCTGTGACAGTTGGATTTTGTAACGCTCCTGGTTCAATTTTTGTTAATCCAACCATAATTGTAGATTTATAAGGAGACCATAATGGCACAAAAACCCCTACAACTAATAAACGGAAAAGTCACACAAGTAGAAGCTACTGTCACCTCTGCAGGTGCAGGCGATGCAGGCGAACTCGTTGCCCTTGATTCAAGCGGTAAGCTTGATGTAAGCGTATTACCGATTGGCGTAGGCCCAGACGTAACAGTTATCGAAGCATCAGAAAACATCGGTGCAGGTAAATATGTTAACATTTGGAATGACTCAGGCACTGCCAAAGCTCGTCTTGCTGACAACTCTAACAGCCGCGAAGCTCACGGTTTTGTTAAAGATGCAGTTACTTCTGGTAACAACGCAACGATTTATTTTGAAGGTGGTAACGATGACCTTTCAGGTTTGACTACCGGTGCTCGTCAGTTTCTTGGTACCGCAGGCGGCGCTACTGCAACTCCCCCCACTTTTGGTGGTGGTGCGCAGATTTCGCAACTTGTTGGCGTAGCAATCAACGCGACGACAATCAACACCGATATTGAAGACCCAATCGTATTGGCGTAATTTGTGGCTGAATTAAAGCCGCTTGTATTAGATGGCGGCAAGGTTTCCCAGCTAAAAGATGGCGACGTATTCGACAGTAGTGCAGATTATTGTTCGGGTACGTCGTATGTCCCGACTGGAAAATTACTTGTTGTTTCGCAGTATAAGCAAATGACAGTATTCAATGAATTTATTTTGGACGGTACTTTAAACCTCGATGGAGACCTATGGCTGGCTTAATAAATGTAAAAAAAGCAAGCCCCCCTGCGGGTAATCCCGATTCATCGCACTCTTATGTTGGTGTTGATTCCGCCGATAATTATCTTTACACGAAAGATAGCACAGGAACTACGAGAAAGTACACGACAACTACTGATGCGCAAGCTTTGGTAAATACGCACGCGAATAGAACGGACAATCCTCACGCAACGACTGCCTCACAAGTAGGGGCTGACCCAACTGGAAGTGCCGCCGCTGCGCAAGCCGCTGCAATTCAAAGAGCCAATCACACAGGTACACAAACTGCGAGCACTATTTCAGATTTCACCGAAGCTGCTCAGGATGCCGTTGGCGGATCTTTAACAGACTCTGCTTCAATTGATTTTACTTATAACGATGCTGGTAACACAATCACGGCGGCGGTTATTCCTGGTGGGGTAAACCATAACTCGCTCTTAAACGGCGGCGGCACAACGCACGTCGATCATGCGACTGTGTCAATTAACGCTGGTACAAGTTTAAATGGTGGTGGAGACATTACCGCCACAAGAACTATAAACCATAACGCATTTGGGACGGCTGGTACTTACGGCTCAGCATCAACGGTTCCTGTGTTTACTACAGAAGCAACCGGGCACATTTCAGGCGTAACAGCCACAGCGATTTCTATTTTAGCTGCAGCCGTTTCGGATTTTGCAAGCGCAGTAAGATCAACTGCTCTTACAGGCTTGTCTCTCGTAACATCACAAACAATCGCTGCCACAGACACTGTTCTACAGGCTATGGGCTA